CCGCCGCCGCGATGACGACAGGCTCGGCGTTCGGGCCGCTGCCCACCGGCAGCGGTCCCGCCGGGAGCACGGCCCTCGCGGTCGGGTCGGGCGTCGTCGCGGCGATCGCCGCCGCAGCCGGGTCGGCGGGCGCCGCCGCGGTCGGGCGCAAGTTCGCCGGTGGCGCCGGGCTCGCCGCCGGGATCGCGCGCGACGGCTCGCACTACGCCGCGCAGGTCATCGCGGACGGCGCCGCGCCGTACTACAAGCTGGACTGGATCAAGAACGGGATCAGCGTGACGGACCGCTTCGGCGGGTTCGTCAACACCGACGCCGGGTTCGTCACGCCGCTCCCGCCAGCGGTCGCGATCGTGCCGGGCGTGCTCGGCGACGGGTCGAGCGGGTTCCTGTTCGCTGGCGCGCAGCAGCGGGCGCGGCTCGGGAACGGGATCGCGACCGGCGCGACGTTCTCGATCGAGGCGTGGGCGGCGCCAGCGGCGGGCGGGCAGGCGTGGCAGGCCATCTTCACGACGCTGGCGGGCGTCGACTTCGGCCGCGGGTTCGGGATCCTGCAGGGCGCGACGCGCTGGCAACCGGCGTGGTACGCCGGGAGCAGCATCTGGCTGACGCCCGCCGCCGACTACCCGTACGACGGCGTGCCACGGCACCTGGCGCTCTCGGTGGCTGGCACCGTCGGGACGTTCTACGTCGACGGCGTCGCCGTCGGCCCGCAGCAGACCGTCCTGACGGCGTCGCTCAACTCGCTGTTCTCGGACGGTGGGACGTCGCGGCTCGTCGGGTTCGTCGACGAGATCGCGCTCTACCTCGGCGCCGCGCTCTCGGCCGAACAGATCGCGCGGCACGTCGCGCTCGCGCGGATCGTCGGCGCCGAGGCGGCGCCGCGCGTGCTGGCGTCGTCGGCCGCGGTCGCGGCCGGGACGAGCGCGGCTGCGGCGTCAGCGGTCGGGCTGACGCTCCTCACGGGCGCCGCGATCGGCGACGCGCGGCTCGTGCCGCAGGCTACGTTCGCGGGCGATCGGCTCGCGTCGGCCGGGCCGTCCGCGTCGGCCGCGCGGCTCGCTGCGCCGGTCACGTTCGCGGCGGCGTCGCTGCGCGCCGCGGCGCCGTCCGCCGCCCGCGGCCGTCCGGCCGTGACGTTCGCGTCCGCGCGGCTCGTCGGCGCGGCGTTCTCCGGCGACAGGCTCGCGCCGCCGGTCGCGATCTCGCGCGAGCGACTGGAGGCAGCGTGACGAACACGGCCAAGATCGGCAAGGGCGCCGCGGTCCCGGAGCAGTCGAGCTATCAGCTGATCGTGACGGTGAAGGGCGCCGACGGCGCGCCGCTCGTCGCGGACAACGTCGAGGAGGTCCGCGTCACGCTCCGCGACGTCGCGAGCGGCGACGTGGTGAACGCGCGCGACGCCGTCGACATGTTCGGGTCCGGCGAGGCGACGATCGACGCGGGCGCGCTCACGATTCAGTTCGCGCCGGACGACATGCCAGCCGTCGGGTCGGCGCAGTTCCAGCAGCGGCGCGCGACGCTCGACGTCCGGCTCGTCGGCGGCGCCCGGGCGACGCACGAGGTCCTGTTCTACGTTCAGGCGCTGGCCGACGTCTCGTGAGGAGGTTCCCGATGCAGTTCGGCGTCTACCGCAAGCTCGAAGGCCGGACCGGCGTCGGGCTGCTCTATCAGTTCCTGGTGATCGCGCGCCATCACACGACCGGCGCCGAGTTCGTCGTCTACATCCCGCTCCGCGCCGAGGCCGAGTGGGCCGGGACGGTCCGGCCCTGCATCCTTGAGCGCGACGCGTTCGAGCGGAAGTTCGCGTTCGTCTCGGAGGGGCTCCCGGCCGACCCGCGCGACTTCGTCGTCGAGCCGCGGTGACGTCGATGACCGGGCGCCGCGTGCCCGACGGGCACCACGAGCGGCTCGCGCCGGGCGAGTACGGGCGCGACGAGCGCGGCCGGTGGGAGGCGTGCACGCCGAACGACCGCCGCGGCGTGCTCTCGACGCACTCGGTCGTCGAGCACGACGACGGGACGATCACCGTCTCGCCGTCGATTCAGATCGATCCGGTCCCGTCGTCGCGCGCGGGCGCGGCCCGGCCCGGCTGGCACGGGTACCTGCGCGCGGGCGTCTGGACGGAGGTAGGCTGATGAGCGGAGGTCGACTGGCTGGCGTCGTCGCGGTCGCGATCCTGATCGGGCTCGTCGCGATCGCCGCGCCGCGGCAACGCGAGGCGCGCTACGCGTGCGCCGTCGTCGCGCGCGACGGCCGCGGCGTCATCGTCCGCTCCGCCGCCGCCCGGAGGTGCTTCCTGCGCCTGACCGGGTTCCCGGCGGGACGGCTCGGGTACGTCGTCGACCACGTCATCCCGCTCGAATGCGGCGGCGACGACGTCCCGAGCAACATGCAGTGGCAGACGATCGCCGACGCCAAGGCGAAGGACCGGACCGAGCGCGACTGCGCCGGGTTCTGGGCCGGGCGGCGGTAGCACTAATGCATTAATCCGGAGGCCGACCGCTGACCCGACGTCCCGCATTGACCGATCCCGAGCGCTGCGGCGCGTGCAAGGTGCGGGCGCGCGTGTTCAAGAGCGTCCGCCGCCCGCACTGGCGGTACCGGCGCCACGCCTGCCCGCGCTGCGGCGCCCGGTGGTCGTCGTGGCAATCCCGAATGAATCCGGCTCGGATCGTCGTCAGGGCGGTCACGTAGATATACCCATCGGATCGTTCCGCGCGGTCCGGACACTATAGTCGCGGGCGGTGATCGACCATCCCGCGCCAGCAACGCCTGCGCCGACGACGGACGAGCCCGAGCGGCTCTCGTTCATGTCCGGGCTGCGGGCGATGGCGTCGGCGCTGGTCTCGCGGGCGCGGTTCGGGCGGACCGGCACGACGTACGACGGCATGCGCGACGTCGACGCCGCGCTCGGGTACAAGCAGGATCTCGACGTCGCCGACTACCGGCGCCGGTTCGACCGGAACGAGATCGCCGCGGCCGTCGTCGAGGCGTACCCGATCGCGACGTGGCGCGGCGGCGGCGAACTCGTCGAGGACGAGGATCCCGAGACGGTCACGCCGTTCGAGGAGCAGTTCGCGGCGCTCGCCGAGCGGCTCCAGGTCTGGCCGCGGTTCCAGCGCGCCGACGTGCTCGCCGGGCTCGGCGAGTTCGCGATCATCGTCATCGGCAGCCGCCGCTCGGCGGACCTCGCGGCCGAACTCCCCAAGATGAAGGGCCCGGACGACGTCATCTACCTGTCGGTCTACTCGAAGCAGGACGCCGAGATCGGCGCGCTGGAGACCGACGGGACGTCGGAGCGGTTCGGGCAGCCGAAGACCTACCTCGTCGACACGTCCCGGACGGCGTCGCGCCTGACGTCGCAGCGCGGGACGAGCGGGCCGCGGCGCGAGATCCACTGGTCGCGCGTGATCCCGATCGCCGACGGGCTGCTCGAAGACGACGTCAATGGGACGCCGCGGCTCCAGCGGATCTGGAACCGGCTCGACGACCTCGACAAGGTCGTCGGCGGCGGCGCCGAGTCGTTCTGGCAGCGCGCCCAGCAGGGGATGCAGCTCGACATCGACAAGGAGATCAAGCTCTCGGAGGACGGCAAGAAGGCGCTCCAGGCCGAGGTCGACGAGTACATGCACGGGCTCCGCCGGGTGATGCGGACGCAGGGGATGCGGATCGAGATGCTCGGGTCGGACGTCGCGAACTTCAACCCGCAGGCGGACACGATCCTGACGCTGATCGCGGGCGGCGCCCGGAGCCCGAAGCGGATCCTGACCGGCTCCGAACTCGGCGAGCTGGCGTCGTCGCAGGACGAGACGAACTTCGCGCAGCGCGTCTCGGACCGGCAGACGAACTGGGCGCACCCCTACTGCGTGAAGGCGCTCGTCGACCGGCTCGTGAAATACGGCGCGCTGCCCGCGCCGGAGACGTTCGTCACCGTCTGGCCGGACGACGAGGGGCTCGACGAGGTCGAGAAGGCCGAGATCACCGCCAAGTACGCGACGGCGAACAACCAGAACGTCCAGGCGGGCGGGCGCCCGATCGTCTCGGAGAACGAGATCCGCGACTCGATCCTCGGGTTCGAGCCGCTCGAAGACGACGACCCGAACACCGACCCGACGGCCGTCGACGATCCCGCGGTCGATCCCGCGGCCGCAGCCGACCCGGCCGCGGCGGGCGGCGACGTCCCGGCCGACGAGGCCGCGCCGCCGATCGCCGCGACGACCGCCGCGCGGCGGCTCCGGATCCGCGTCGCCAAGCTCGCGCTCCGCGCGGCCCGCGCCCGCGCCCTCGGCGACCGCCCGCCGCGCGCGCTCGCAAAAAAAAACCGAAGACCCGGGCGCGCCGGGACGCCGACGCCGTCCGCGCCGCCGCTGACCGCTCGGTCGAGTCTGCGAGGCGCGCCGTGATGGCCGCGGTCGCCGCCGCGCGCGCCGAGGTGCCGATCGCGCTCCTGACGGACCGGATCCGGCTCGGGCAGCAGATGCAGGCCGAGCGCGCGCTCGACGACGCGTTCGCCGCGCTCGCCGACGTCCTGCTCGGCGAGGTGCCGACGGCGCAGCAGCTGCGCGCCGCCGCGACGCGCGGCGTCTCGCGGGCCATCGTGACGGCGCTCGTCGACGGCGCCGAGGCGATCGACCTGCCCGGCATGCGGTTCGACCGGACGAACCCGCTGGCCGTCGCGTGGGCCCGGCAGCGGGCCGCGGAGCTGGTCCGGCAGATCACCGAGGAGTCGCGCGCCGCCGTCCGCGCCATCATCGTCCGCGCGACCCGCGGCGAGCTGACGCCGCGCACGGCCGCGCGCCTGATCCGCGACGTCGTCGGGCTCACCGAGCGCGGCGCGATCGCCGTGGCGCGGCGCCGCGAAGACCTCGGCGCGTCCGGCCTCTCGGCCGCGCGCGTCGACGCCATCGTCACCCGCTACGTCGCCGAGCTGACCCGCGCCAGGGCGCTCACCATCGCGCGGACCGAGACGATCGCCGCGTCGAACGAAGGGCAGCGCCAGCTGTGGGCGCAGGCGCAGTCGGCGGGCCTGCTCGGGCCGAACGCCGAGCGCGTCTGGGTCGTCGCGCCGGACCGGCCCGACAAGGCGCCGCCGTGCCCGATCTGCACCGGGCTCGCCGGAAAGACGGCGCCGATCGGCGGGACGTTCCTGGGCGGGTACTCGGGACCGCCCGCGCACCCGAACTGCCGCTGCACGACCGTGCTCGGGAGGCACCGGTGAGCGCCGTCGTCTACCGGACGCTGCGCGGGATGCTCGACCGCCGCGTGCTCGTCGGCCGCGGCGCCGTCGGCGCGGTGCTTAGGACGGAGCAGTACAACGAGCGGGCGCACATCGTCGCGCCGGTCGTCGCGCTCGTCGGCGACACGGTCATCTGGCCGGTGAACGCGCCCGAGCCCGAGTTCGTCCCGGCGGAGCTGCTCGCGCAGACGCCGCAGGGCTGGAACGGGCGCCCGGTGACGGCGAGCCACCCGCAGGACGAGACCGGCGCGACGTCGGCGAACGAGCCGCGCGTGCTGGAGTCGCGCGCGTTCGGGCAGGTGTTCCGGTCGGCGTTCGCCGACAACCTGCTCCGGCTCGAAGCGTGGATGGATCCCGAGAAGGCGGAGCGGGTCGGCCCGGACGCGATCTCGGTCGTCTCGCGCGTCTCGGCGCAGCAGCTGGTCGAGGTCTCCGTCGGCTGCTTCATCACGCTCGTCGAGCGGCCGGGCGTCGACCGCTTCGGCCGGTCGTACCGCTTCGCGTGGGATTCGCTCGTCCAGGACCACCTCGCGATGCTCCGCGAGGACGAGACCGGCGCCTGCTCGAACGCGATGGGGTGCGGGTCGCCGCGGACGGCAGGCGCGGCGCACGTCCACCGCGTGCACCTGTTCACCGGTTCGTCCGGCCTGCTGATCGAGGAGCGCAACATGACGATCGCCGCCGCCACGCCGCCGACGCCGGGCTCGCCCGGCACGCACACGCCGCCGCCACCGGCGACGTCGCCCGCGCCGGGCGGCACGCCGCCGACGCCGCCGCCGCATCAGCCCGGGACCGGCGCGCCGCCCGCGGCGCCACCGGCCGCGCCGGGCACGCAGACGCCGCCCGCGTCGACGCCGCCCGCGCACCCGACGGCGCCGACCACGACGAGCGCGAGCGAGCGCCGGAGCCTGCGCGAGCGGTTCCTCGCGCTGCTGCCGTTCATCCACCCGACGCCCGCGCCGCGCGCGGCCGTGACGGATCAAGACCTGCGGCGGATGCTCGACGACGCGCTCCGCGCGGTCGAGCCGGGCTACATGGGGATCGACGTGGTCGATCCCGACGAGTCGTTCGTCGTGTACTCCGCGATGCCGGAAGACCGCTGGCTGCTCCTGCAGCGGACGTTCTCGGTGGCGGGCGACGGCGCGTCGGTCGAGATCGCGACCGACCGCGTCGAGGTTCAGCCGGTGACGAAGTTCGAGCCCGTCGTCGCCGCCGCGCGCGCAGCCGGATGCGGCTGCGGTGGCTCAGGAAGGGAAGGAGAGACCATGCTGACAGCCGAGCAGCGAGCCGCCCGCGCGACGCGCGTACAGGCTCTGATCGCAAACCCGCGGTCGCCGTTCGCGGCGAGCGACGAGGCATACCTCACGGGCCTGACGGAGGCCCGGCTCGCCGAGTTCGAGCGGCACGCCGCGGAGACGCCGACGTCGGACCCGAACGCCACGCCGCCCGCGACGCCGGGCACGGGCGGACGGCCGGGCGAGCAGCCGGGCGTGCACCCGCCGGGCGCGCCGTTCCCGGATCAGCCCGCGGGCACGCAGGCGCCGGGCGCACCGCGCGTCCCGGGCACGGGCACGCAGCCGCGCTCGACGCCGGGCGGCGGCGAGGAAGGCGCGCAGGGCGGGCAGGGCGAGGGCGGCAACCAGCCCGGGAACCAGGGCCAGCCGTCGAACGCCGCCGCGGCCCAGCTGACGCCGGAGCAGTGGATGGCGCAGGCGCCGCCCGAGGTCCGCTCGCTCGTCGAGCGGTCCCGCGCCGCCGACGCCGCCCGCAAGGTGACGCTCGTCGGCCAGCTCAAGACGGCGCAGTCGGTCTACACCGAGGCGCAGCTGGCGACGTTCGAGGTCCCGCGCCTCGAAGAGATCGCGGCGCTCGTCGGCGCCCGCGTGCCGGAGCCGGACTTCACCGGCGTCGGCCTGCCGCGCGCCGCGGCGACGGGCGCGCAGGGCGCGCCGCCGCCGATCGACATGGCGTCGCGGATCGCCAACGCGCGGAACACGAACCCGCAGCGGCAGCCGTCGTAAGGCGCGCCGCTCGGACCGGCGCGCGGGCACGCTCGCGCGCCGGTCGTCGGATCCGTCCGTCGCCGGGAGTCTCACAGGTTACGAGGAGGTCTTAGAACATGGCTCACACGAGCAGCCAGTACGCCGATCGGAGCGGGAACGACCGCGTCATCCAGCTCCTCGGGCAGGCGATTCAGAACGAGGACGACAAGGCGGCGGAGGCGATCACGCCGGGCCACCTCGTCACGAACGACTCGAACGGCGACGTGATCAAGCACAACGTCGCCGACGGCGTCGCGACGCCGCGCTTCGCGCTCGAACGCGAGGAGCTCGGGCTCGGGATCGACGACGCGTACGCGATCGCCGACACGGTCAAGGTCGGCGCGTTCAAGAAGGGGATGCGCGTGAACGCGCTCATCGGCTCGGGCGCGAACATCGCGAAGAACGCGCAGGTCTCGTCGGCCGGGAACGGCAAGCTGAAGGCCGGGACGACGAACCCGGTCGGCATCGCCGTCCGCGCGGTCAACAACGCGGCCGGTCCGGGCGACGCGCGGATCTGCGTCGAGATCATCTAGGGGCGCGCGCGGGCCGCGCGCCCGCGCCGCGGCGGTGCGACTTTCGGTTCTCTCGGTTCTCACGTTTCACAGCGGCCCGGCTGCGCGCCGGTTCGACGAAGGGAGAGTAGCAAATGGAAACTGGTGCGAGCTTCAGCGCTGGCCACCAGGCGATGTTCGTCGGCTCGTCGGGCCGGTGGGCTGGCGAGCAGTGGCTGCGGGCCGCGGCGGCTGGCGAGCCGCTGAGCCCGTCCGCGCTCCGGCAGAACGCCGTCCTGCGGCGCGACGAGTGGATCTTCTTCGACGAGGAACTCGTCACAGGCGCGCAGCAGCGGCTCCGCGGCGTCGCCGACCTGCTCGGCGCGAACCTGCTCCGGCGCATCCCGAACGGGATGGCCAAGACGATCCTTGAATACGAGATGGTCGGCGACATGGAAGCGGCGACGGTCTCGCTCGACGGGATCACCCGGTCCGAGATGGGCCGCGTCGAGGTGTCGCCGGGCTTCCTGCCCCTGCCGATCACGCACAAGGACTTCTACATCAACCTGCGCGCGCTCCAGGCGTCGCGGTCCCGCGGCGAGCCGCTCGACACGACGCACATCAACGCGGCGGGCCGCAAGTGCGCCGAGCTGACCGAGGAGATGCTGTTCACGGGCGGCAAGCAGTTCGGCGGGTACCGGATCTACGGGTACACGACGCACCCGGCGCGGCACATCGTGACGTTCGGCGCGGGCGGCGCGTGGCACCTCGCCGGGAAGACGGGCGACCAGATGCTGGCCGACGTCAACCTGATGATCGCCGCGCTCCAGTCCGACTCGATGTTCGGCCCGTACTGGCTCTACGTCCCGGGCGACGCGTCGCAGGCGCTCGGCGGCGACTTCAAGGCGGCGTCGGACAAGCCGATCCGGACCCGGCTCCTCGAACTCGAAGGGCTGGAGAAGATCACGGTCGCGGACAAGCTCCCGAGCGGGAACCTGGTCCTCGTCCAGGCGACGAAGAACGTCGTCCAGATGGTCGAGGGCGAGCCGCTCCAGACCGTCCAGTGGGACGTCGACGGCGGGTTCAGGATCGACTTCAAGGCGTTCCAGATCCTGCTCCCGCTCATCCGCGCCGACTCGCAGGGCAACTCGGGCGTCGCGCACATGGCGTAACGGGCGCGCCGCCCGGGCCGCGCGCCCGGGCGACGCCGCCGCTCTCGGCGGACCTCACTCAGCAGAAGGAGCAGCAGCACGATGGCGACGAACTCCGTCGGCGAAGAACTGAAGACCTACACGCTCAAGCGCGGCGCGCGCCTCTGGCCCGGCGGGACGACCGGCGTCCGCAAGGTCGGCGGCGACCGCGTCGACCTGACGCTCAGGCAGGCGATCGCGTTCCGCGATCAGCTCGTCGAGAAGCCGATCGTCGACGCGGGCGGCGCGCCGATCCCGGCGGAGGTCGACGGCGGCGACCCGGAGCAGACCGGCGCGTGGCAGGCCGGGCAGGAGAACCAGCAGGCGCCGCCGCCGCCGCCCGCGACCGGGCCGCACCCGATCCACGACCTGAACGCGATCGACGCGTCCGGGCTCGTCGAGACGCAGACGACGCTCTCGGAACTCGACCTGCTGCAGCAGGCGGAGGCGCGGA